CAGACTTTCTATCTCAACGCCATACGCTGCATTTTTTGTAACATCCGTCAGCGTCAGCGCATTCAGTCCCAGTGTCAGACTGTCTTTTATAACCTGGAATGCCGGGCCAGCCACTCCATTCAGTTTCGGAGTAACCGTGGCACTGCCGGCGGTGAACACCAGCTCCAGCGTCTGCCAGTCGTTACCGTAATCGCCGAACTCCCCCAGCTTCGTGTTTCCGGCTTTCCTGTGATGCATCAGATTCACTCTGCCGTCAGTGGTCTGAGTGAAGTAAGACATCAGGAACGGATTACCAGTACCCGTCATCGCCACATCATCAGGAACGGGAGCGTCCGTATACAGATAAATCCCCAGCCCGAACTGATTGTTGGTCAGTGCGCCTGAGAGGCGGAACTTACAGGTCAGTCTGCCGCCCTGTGTCAGCAGGGTAATTGCGTCATCCACCGGATGCATCAGGGACCAGGTTTTATTGCTCTGCTTGGTGATCTTAAATACACCATCTGACAACTGAATTCCGCCATTCTTAATGCTCCAGCCCTGCGCAGCAGCATCTCCGGCTGTCGGCAACAGGGAGATTGTGCGTACGGATGCATCTTCAGACGGCCCCGATGGCGTGTCGCCGCCGGGCGAGGGTTTGATTTCCGGTGCCTTACCACTAATGAAGGCTAAGGTGCGACCGGCTACGTTCAGAATAGCAGTTGCCATACGATCGGGAATAATGCCACGACGCGCCCATGAGCTGAAATGCGTCGGGCGATTTGATGATACCCAGTTTTTGTTCGTTCGGGATGCCGAACCGTAATAACCAGACCCGGCAATATCAGGATCTTCTGACGGGTTGTTTGTCGGTGTATTAACTCCGCTACCATCGGTCATAAAGGGAACAAAATAAATCTGCTGGGATTCTTTACCTTTATATGCACCATATACCACTTCATATTGCGTACCGTGTTCTTGTTTCCACGCGTATGTCGTGTCGCCACAAATCCAGGGGACTGATGCCGGACTTCCACCGTGACACTGCGCCGCCAGCCCGGCAAAGTCAGCACGGAACTGCTGTACCATTGCAAGAAATGCTGCTGGCTGCTGGGCGTAACTGGCATTCGTCATATCGAATTCCCCCTGCATCCAGCATATCGCCAGCAAAACGTTTTTCGGGTTTTTCTGCAATGCTGCCTTCGTGCGGAAAAGCAGATCCTGATATAACGGCTTACCCACTCCCCAGCGAGCCGAATCCTGACTGGCCCCCGTGGACTCGCTGAATGTCCCCTCCGTGCCCTGGGTGAATGCCGAACCACCACGACAGCATGGTACCAGCAGGATCCCCGCATTATTAGGGATATACGGAAGCAGTTTTTTGGCAATATGTAAGCCCTGTCCGACACAGCCGTACTGCCCTTTGCTCAGGTCAGCCCGGGGATGGTTAATCGTACTCATATCCTGAACATCATGCAGACAATGGTCAGCAGGAATGATGTCGTTAAATACGCATACTTCACCACCGGGAGTCACTGTGTTACGACGGGCCAGTTGCTTAATGCGCGGATGGGGCGCATCGTATGAATCCGGAAGCGGAAGCCCTTCACCGTAAGCCATGGCATTGGATTGCCCGGCCAGTACGATGACGTAGTACCACTCTGGCTCAGTTGCACCACTGACGACCACATCACCTTCTGCTGCAATCGCCTGCATCAGGGTATAAGGGGTTATGGCCACCGGACTACCAAACGGCTGCCAGCCCTCTTTCAGTTTATGTGTCAGCTTTTCCGCAAGATCTGACGGCGACGCCGCCCTGACAACATCATAGTGTTTAAATGCCATGGTTCTTTCCACCATCTGAAAAATAATTCTTTAAAATACCTGACATGTAATACAGAAAAAACACAAAACCATACCTTAAATAAAAACCTCATCATCAAGCAGATATGCATGGATAAACTACAAGACGAGATATAAACCACCCTGCATTTAAATAAACAATAAACAACATCAGAAAAATAATTCTGCTCTATGGTTTACAATCAAAAATATCATTTATACTTTTCAGAACATCACCAGCAAGGCATAAACAAGGAAACTAAATGAAGTGGATTGTGATTGATACAGTTATCCAGCCATCATGCGGAATATCTTTTTCAGTCATATGGAGTAAAATAAAATTAATAATCTGGTATCAATCGGATGCTTTCTTACCTCCTGAAAGTATATTTACACTGACTCACACAGGTATCATGCTCAATAACAAAGTGCTACCTGTAACCATTTACAACGTAGTACCATTCAATAAAACATTCTGGAATTTAATCAAAAACAGCCAGGAATGCCCTACAAATACAGATAACGTATTGAATGAATGCTTTAATAACCGTTGCACTCTGCAAATATGTCCTTATGGACTAAAACAACAAAGTCCATAAGGAGTTTACTCACATCTGACAAAATCAATATAAACAGCCCCTCCGGAGAGGGGCTGGAGAGTGGCGCTATGTGCCATTGCATGGTGCCGGGTGCCTCCCGGTGAATTCAGTACCAGCACCTGAATCCGCGATTATCCCATATACCTACTCGCTGATTGCCCCTCCGCACAGGTGGATTCACCATGCCAGTTTCTTTTAACAAACTCCCCGCAAACCAGACAACAGTCAACCGCCTGAATTGTGAAGTATTTAAAAATTTCTCCGGCTAACAGTCTGGCGTTTTCTTTTTCAGCAACGGGAAAGCAACAACCACCACACCCGCCACCAGTACACAGTCAGCCAGCACTGACATTATCCGGCTGCTGCAATGCCATTCACAAAAACAGTAAGCAATCACTTTTTACCGTAACAGGTGATAATCCAGATATGTATCTACCCCAGATGAGTAATCCGAAGTTCATCCATACCACAGGTCCTGGCTATTCTGTTGTACTCCTGAACAAGAGCAAATAATTCTGAATTAGCAACCATGAACTCATCGCAAACCCTCTGTATAGCATCACTATTCAGAAGAATAACGTCTCTTCCCGAAAGACGATCAGGAGTACAGAACAAAACTGTCAAACGGCTGAAGGCCTTTGCTCGTGCTGCATTGACTATATCAATACGCTGCCTAAGGATGAAACACCCCGACGCCTCATCAATATTCACTCTACCCACACCATATGAATGATAAATATTTAATACTGAAAAAACCATTAGACCGTATAACAAACACTCAATCAATACTTAACAGAACTTTTATTTTTGACAAACATATAATATTTTCAACAATATACTGAGCCAGGTATATTCCAGTATAAGGCTCTGCCGGAAGAAATCTGGAAGAATGAATATGGCGCGTTGTACTGGATTCGAACCAGTGACCGATTGCTTAGAAGGCAATTGCTCTGTCCGGCTGAGCTAACAACGCATAATGCAGATAATGGATTGCCATCGGGGACCCGGGCCCCACACAGCCAGTTTCGAAAGCTGACGCTCTCTGCCGATGAGCTAATGGCGGTATGTGATGGTGGCCCTTGCTGGATTTGAACCAGCGACCTGGCGATTATGAGTCGCTCGCTCTCACCACTGAGCTAAAGGGCCGGTAGCAGAATAATAATGGTGCGTAATTAATTCTGCAATCCCATCCGTTTCAAACGATTAAATCCTGAACTTCCCTGACTGTCTGTTCAAAACGTCCTGTCTCCAGCTCAACACCAATCGCACAACGCCCCAGTGCCATCGCCGCTTTTACCGTTGAACCTGAACCCATAAAAAAATCTGCAACCAGGTCTCCCGGACGACTGCTCGCGTTGATTATCTGCTGCAGCATTTCTGCCGGTTTTTCGCACGGATGTTTCCCTAGATAGTACTGCACCGGTTTATGCGTCCAGACATCGGTGTACGGAACCTGCGCCGTCACACCGAAATACCGCCGCAAATTTTTATATTCACTCAGCAGTTCCGTATACTGCCGGTTCAGCTCACTGTATGTGCTGACCAGCTGGTGGTGTGGCTTTTCCAGTTCCCCGCGCTGATGTTTTTCTGCCGCAACACGCGCAAACAACGCCTGCAATTTGTTGTAATTACCCTCGTTCGGTAACTGCCACTGACTGGTACCAAACCAGTGCGAAGCCATGTTTTTCTTTCCGGTGGCTTCCGCTATCTGTTTTGACGTTATTCCCAGTGATTTACGCGCATCACGAAAGTAAGAAATCAGCGGGGCCATGACGTGCTGTTTTAGCTCGCGCCCCTGTGCCACATAGCCATCATCTTTCGGGCGATACGGTCCCTGATAATGTTCTGCAAACAGAATGCGCTCTGTTGCCGGAAAATACGCCCGCAGACTTTCCTTATTGCACCCGTTCCAGCGTCCGGACGGCTTCGCCCAGATAATGTGGTTCAGCACATTAAAGCGCTCACGCATCATGATTTCGGTGTCAGATGCCAGGCGATGACCACAGAACAGGTAAAGACTTCCGGCAGGCTTCAGTACCCGCCAGAACTGCGCCAGACACTGGTCCAGCCATTTCAGGTAATCATCGTCGCCCTCCCACTGGTTATCCCAGCCCTCGGGCTTCACTTTAAAGTATGGCGGGTCTGTGACTATCAGATCGACAGAGTTTTCCGGTAAGGTCTGGATAAATTCCAGGCAATCAGCGTTGATTAACTCACAACTGGATATTTTTACAGTATTAATCATAGATCAATAAGCACTTCTCTGATAGGCTCATACCGCTTTTGCGCAAAGCAGATGGGCCTGAGGTTTGCTTGTGACCCCAACGCATGAGCAGATGGCTGGCAGGTGCCGCTAACACCCACCAGCCGCCCATTACCACAAATTAAAAAGCCTTCACTGCGGAAGGCGTCTGTAACAACCGAACTGATAATCTGCCAGACCCGCCATAACAAGCTGAGTCAGTATTAACTGGCAGCGTTCGCGTGAAAGGTAAGTATTCTGCGCAATTTCCCCGACGGTCGCCGGTTCGGTGACGCTTAATTCATTAAACACCACTCTGGCGGTTTCGGTCATATCCTGCTGTTTTAGCATGCTTTTTTCCCTTTTCCGGTTAACGTGACATACCAATACCTCTTGTCGAAAAAGCCAGCAAGCTGAAAGACCAGTATTCACAACTACCAGCGCGTTTAATGTTCTGTGCCGTTTTTCAGACATAAAAAAACCCGCATAAAGCGGGTTCTTTCAGGTGTCCATGTCTGCTATTCGCCTCGCGGTATAGCTTTGCGAAGCGTAGCTGGATTGAAACAGTTTATGCGTAAAAAATCAAGACATTTTTTGAGCAAACGATTCTCGCATAGGGATGTATAGCGCATATTCAGCAACAGCCAACCAATTAGCAATTCGCTTTTCGCATGTACTAAAACACCATTCCGGGTGCACCTCATTCAACAATTCAGCCATTTTGCGTTTACTCATCCCCCGCCCTTCGTACCTTTGCCGCAGGATATCAATCAATCCAGGATAACGTGCAAGCGCTTTACTTATCACCCCATCAATGCGTAACGCCTCTGCATCAGTACAGTGAGACAACCAGCTCTTCTGTCTGCCAGCGATCATCTCTCGCAAGAATGCTTCCAGCTCTGGTTTATCAATCCCTGACTCCCTGATTCTACGCAGGGCTTCATTGATTGCGGTTTTTGTCAGTTTTTTGGATGCCAGCAACTGATTGAACATATTTCCTGGTTTGCCACCACCTATATACGACCAACGCCCCCACATCCGTAATTTCCCCTGGATCCAGACGGCTTCCAGCGTTTTTAGACGTAAATGCTCGCCGCTTTTGCCTGTAATTTCCGGGTATATCATATTTACGATCACTCACTCTCAATTTTGTAAATCTTCACGCCCAGCCGTCCCCCAGGAACGCGCTGACCGCGCACAATATTGATTTCATCAAACTGCTCGTCGTCTATGAGAAGTCCGGCATGCGTCAGCGCATCCAGTGGTGCTTTCAGGATATTGTCCAGGTCACGACGACGTTTATCCGGTGGCTCTGCAATAATCTTTATCGCCAGCCTTCCGGACAGGTTTAATTTCAGCCGCTGCTGGCGAACAATAAGCGCCACATCACGGCGATAACGCTCACCGGCTTTTGATACAAAATATGTGCTGCCACGACGTCGCCAGTAAGTGTTCACCGTTGGCGGGTAAGGCAAAACAAATTCTATGCGTTCAGTCATTCATGCTTTCCACTTCAGGACACCCGAATTTCTCGCGTGCATTAAAAAACGAATCAGCAACAACAGCTGGCTGCCGTGTTTTTCTTCAAAATCTTTTACCCCGGCGTGTAGTTCGCTATGGCATTTACGGCACAGCGGAATAACAAACAAATCATCAGCCTTTGTTCCCATCCCTCCCAGTCCATGACCAATGATGTGATGCGGATCATCTGCCTGATTACCACACGTCATGCATTTCTGCGTTTTTACCCAACGCGTGTATACAGGCATCTCTTCCCGTCGTGGTTTCTGGCGCTGGAGATACTGAGCCGGTGACTCCGGATCAACGGCAATGCTTACCACCGTCTTTTCCTGTGGCGGGTTTTGCTGGTGGGCGTGAGGCAGTAGCGCAATATTTTTTGTGCGCTGCTTCAGCATGCTGGTGGCGGTCTGCTCTCCCGGCACGATGTCGCTCTCGCGGTATACTGAGCGAATTTTTTCCGCGCGTAATCCCAGTGAACGACGTAACACCGTCTCCGGTAGTGCGTCCGCTACGTTATTTATGGTTGCCCACCAGGATAATTCAGCCAGCGATAATTCCCGCTCCTGCGTGCCATTCATTGCGTGGCGGATGACATCAATCATCCATGCTGACAGGTTTTGGTGAGCAAGCTGCCCGAGTGATTCGGAAGTCTGGTTACGCAGCTGGTTGTCGCAGTGCCAGCACAACACCATCGCGCCGGTACCGTAACGATGTATGACGGTTTCACTGTGATGGTAGTCACCATGAGGCCACTGGCAGGATTTAATGTGGCGTAACAGCCAGTCAGACAATGCACCAGCACCACCAGCAGCACGAATCACCCGCTCATCGCTGAAAAATGGCAGTAATGATTTATCCTCCGCCAGCGGCTGGCGAACAGCAGGAACGACTCCGGACGGCAGACCGCGCATGCTTTTCGGTTCCGGCTCCACCAGAACTCGAGGGTTATGAAATACCTGCATGGATTCACGGCCCGGTTTTAGCACCACCAGCCCAAGTTCCGGTACCGGAACAGGTCGAAGTAATACCCGCACGTTACCTCCAGATGCGTTGCTGGAATGTGCGGGACGGACGCGGTGGGCGTTCGGAATAAGGGAGCCTGACATAGATTATCCAGTGACGATAATCGAGGCTGAGGGCTTTCTTAATCTCGTATCCGCGTCTGCGGTAGTTATGAATTAGCCATTCGGCCTGTTCTTCAGTACATGGTGGGTGTTGGTACCAGTCGGTTTTAAATGCGTGTGAACGCCGCCCATGCCGGATGGCAAGGTCGGTATCAGAATTGTGAAATTTGGTTTTGTGCGCCATCTGTTTTCTCTACTGGCGCAGCAGGTGTCAGGTGTTCAGGCTGACGTGCGAATTGTAAACCAGAATGCCAGGAAAAAACAAAACCCGCCGAAGCGGGTTAAGTGCGGGTGCGTTGAGGATGCCTGACTCATCAGAGGTGGCGAGGGATTTCCCC